TTTATCTTTTTCTGCTTCTGTAGCCTTTAATCTATCTAATTCTTCTAGATCTTTAATTTGTGCGGCTTCTAACTCGGCCTGTGCTCTTGCAAACTCATTTTCTACGTCTTCTAGCTCCATTTCAGCCAGTTTATCTCTAATAGTCTGTTTTCTAGCTATTTCTTCGTTCTCTAACTCTGCAGTAATACGTTGTGCATCTAATCTACGTGTTTCTAATGCAGTTTCTGCATCAATACGAGTAGCAATTGCTTCTGCAAGTGAAGTTTCTAGTTCTTCACGCTTTTCGTAGTTACTTTCTTGTGAAATTTGTAATCTTAGGTTTGCCTCTTCTAACCTGGCTTGTTCTGCTAAGTTTTCTGCTAATTTTACTTGTGCTTCTCCTACTTTCTCTAGTGCTTCCTTTCTTTCTTCGTAAGTTCTATTAGTATCTTCAGCTATTTTCTGCTGAGTCTCCATTTCTTTGTTTAGTAGGGCATTATCAACTATCAGTTTCTGTTGTGCATCTCTAATACCTCTAAATTGATCTACTAATTGTCCAGCTACTTCTACTGCCTCTTTTACTTCTGCAACTACAGTCTTACCAAACTCAATAACAGATTCTGTAGCACTTGCCACTTTATCTGTAACATCTTCTACTCCAAGTACTACTTTACCTAATGCATCTGTGGCTACTTTACCAGCTGCACTAAACTGACCTTTAAATAGTAATGAGATCGCCTCACCAAGCTTAGGGACTAGTTCTAAGAGACCTTCGAACCTGTTAATGATATTCTCCTTAACCAGATTCATGAATGTAGTCAGCGCCTCCTTAGGCGACGTGAAGGCCCATACTATCTTTTCACCTAATGCCGCAAAGAAGTCCATAACTTTACCAGTTATGATACCTAGGGCTTCCATAGCAATAGCTAATTTACGTGAACCCTCTTCAGTATTCTTAAAATATGCAAATAATGATGTAAGTGCAATTAGCAGAGCTCCAAGACCAGTTGCCATGATAGCACCTTTTAGTCCCTTAAATCCTGCGGTTGCACCCTTGATGCCAGCTTTCATATCTGCGAAAGCCTGCTTACCTTTTGCTAGTATTGAGTTTTCTTCTGCTACCTTCTTGGTTTCTTTACCAAGATTCTTCATCTCTTTCTGTAGTTCTTCTACAGATTTGACTTCTTTCTCAATACCATCAATGGTAAATGTAATTTTAACTTCTTCTTGTGCCATATCTACTTAGAAATATAATTGTTGTCCATTTTGAATTAGCGTGATAGGTTTACCGTATTTATAGGCGCTACCTCGTTGTTTCATTTTTCTTGTTGGTAATCTAAAGTTTAACCAATAGAGACCTTCTTGCCATACACCGCCAAATCTTGCATTGGCTCTACTATTAATTCTATCTACAGGCTTTGCCATGTTAACAGTAATTGGAGATTTAGTATTATCCCAGTCTTTACCGTCTGGATGCGTACTGTAATATGCATCCCATGGTCCCAGTCGCTTCATCTCTGTTAATAAGTAGATAATATGCTCTGGGTCGTAAACACCCCAGATACATGCGTCTATATCTGGAGTGTCCCAATCACCTGTAATACCACCAAAGATTGTGAGATCTTAATCTCTCCAATCTAATTCCATAATGGCGGCTATGTGTTCATGGAATTGTTCATCTCCTAATCTCATTAGGTCTGTGCTACAAAGATGTAAGGATTAGTACCGATTAGTTGTATTTGTCCTGAGAATCCATTTGTATTAGGACAGAAACATCCATCAAACGGTCTTCTTAATGCATCATTAAAACTAGTTGCACTATAGTACCAGTCTGATTGGTTACATGTATTATCTTGATCCATAAGAACTAAAGTATTTTGTGCAGTTCCATATTGTGATTGTAATGAAGCCCAATCGCCATCATAACAGTAGAAACCATCTGTAGGCTCTGCTGGTGTATTACCAGAGTTAACTCTAACCATTACTACATCAATACTATCTCCAACAGTTTCACCTTGACATAGACCACCTACGTAGTATTCTCTAATGTATGAAATATCTCCTGGTGGAATAATTACTTGACAACTTACTAATGCTGAACCTGAGAATGTACAACCATTTGCATCTGTAATAGTAAATGTGTATGTTGCAATAGCTAAATTAGTTCTTGTAAAGTTAGTACTACCATCATTCCATAAGATAGTGTAATTTGCAGTTCCACCTGTTGGCGTAACTACTACACCACCATCTGCGGTATCACAATCAGAGTTGTTTGTAATATTTAAAGTTGCACTAAGTTGTGCAGCACTAGCTTGTGGTATTACTACAGTATCTGTTGCAGTTCTACCTTCAAAGTCTGTTACTGTAATACTATAAGTACCAGGTGTTTGATTATCTATTAGTCCAGGGTTAATATTAAACGTACCAGTATCTCCTGATGAACTTGACCAAGTAACTGGGAATGCAACAGGGTTACTAAATACATAAGTGATTTGACCGTCACTACCACCGAAACAACCAGGTCCTGCTGGTGTAATTGTATAGTTTAAAGCATCAGTAGCAATAGGTACAGGTACATAGTTAAGTAATTTAATTAATTGTACTTTAACTGGTCCTGTTACACCTATTTGTGCATCATTAATCTTTTCAGGTCTATAATAAACACCATCTATAAAAATAACATCATCAAATGAGAATGTTTGTAGATCTACGTTGTTTAGTGTAAAATATGCAGTAACTCTTCTAGCATTCTTATCATATAATGAATTAATATAACCAGACCAATATGTGTTATATAAGTCTCTCTGTGTTATTAAGCCATTATATCCACCTACGTTAGTTCCCCAATAAGGTACATCTACATTCCAGTTTAGTACTTGTGAATCTACTGTCATCGGCCATTCGTTATAGTAACTAGCCAATGGATAGTAATCAAGCGCAGTAGGCTCAGCACCTTCCATGTGCCAATGACTAGAATTAGTTAAGATTTCTTCTAAACCATTATAGAATAAGAATCTAGTCTTAGGTTTAATTGGTAAGTGTTCTGTTCCAGCATCACCTGAGTTTTGTACGTGTATTTGTGGTATAATAAATCTAGAAGTATTACCAGCTCCTTGTAGTTGTGTAACAGGAGTTGGCGCCCATTTAGTTTCTATATTTCTAGTACCTTTTAGTAACTCGTTACCACTATCAAACTGTAAATAACCAAATGCATTTTTATATGCTTGAGTATGGTAGATATTAATAAAATCACCATCATCTTCATGTTTAAAATCTATTTCATCTGATTGTGTGTTAAATAGAGGTTCAATAATAAAGTCTTTGTCTCTGATTAGTTTATCAGACCAGTCATAGAGATCACCAGACGCTACGTAATCAACAAACGGTTCGATAATGAAGTTTCTTGCATCTGTAGGATCTGGACTCATTACAAGCCTAAAACTAGTTAGTAAATCTTTAATAAAATCTATTTGCTTATAGCTACAATCTAAAGATGATGTAGGTAATGCATTACCAGGTGCAGCAACTACATTAAATTCTGCACTGTTAATTTGTGCCTGACAAGTTGAGTATTCCGTCTCCATAAACACTTGCACAATATCTCCTGCGTTTAGTGTAATACTACCTGACACTGTAATGTTAGAAGCGTATGCTCCACCAGCAAAAGCACCTGTGGCGTAAGTAGTCAATCCAGTTAAAGACCTTAGGCTAAGTCTACCTGCAACCGGTTGTCCTGGGAAAGAACAGAAATTGTCAAACCATGCGGTCCAGTTAGCAGATGCTGTAATAATATATTGGCCGGTTACTGGAGCTACATAGTAACTAGCAGCACCAGGGTATTGATAGTTTTTACCATCTGAAGTATTAGTATTACCAGAACTAGGATCATTTACAGTACCCTGTATATTAACAGGTACTGCAACACTATCATTAGCCTGTTGTGTTTGAGTAGTACTAGCTACCATTGTATTAGTAGAATTACTTTCTAATGATAGGCTAACTGCAGCTTCATTACCAAACGCACTTACATATATTTGTTTAAATAAATCAGTATCAAAAAAGATTGAAGTAAATGTATAACCAGCGTTAGCAAATATTTCATCAATTAGACGTTTAGCTCTAATCATCGGTTTAAACCTGTCAAGAGATAGAGATTTAAGAGGATTAAAAGTACCTCCACCACTACCTACTGTAAAGTTATTAGAACCGTCTAAGCCTATTCTAGCCTGTTCAACAGCACCATTATCATCGTATGAGTTACCAAAGTCAATTAGTGGATATACAATATCACCGTTTTTAAGTCCTGAAGTTAATGTAGGTGTTTGAGAATCAAATTCATCTGTAGTATCATTCCAAATATAATCACTAGGGTATGCTGACCATGATTTTGCAATATTCTGAAAGCTAACTGTATGTGATAGGGCTGCGATATTAAGATCACACATAGCAGAGTCACCAACAGCAGAGCTAAAGTCTCTAGTCTCTCCTAAGAAAATTATCTCATAGTCTATTTTATCTTGTGCTCCATTAATAAAGATACGCTGTAGTCTAATATGGCCTTGTCTAAACTCGGCACCATCTACTATAATCTCTGCTGGTTTCTTTACAGTTACATCATAGTCAATACCATCAATTAAGAAGGCATGATTAAAAAACTCATTATTATTTGAAGTCGCGGGTACCCTGAATGTTCTAGAGAATACCGACTTAGCCTCAGCGTTTGTAATATCTTCAATAGACAGATTTAATTTAATAGGCTGAGTCTCGTAAAGATCTATCCAATGTTGACTAGTCTTACTTTGACTATCATATACTTTAAGTTGAATCATATTATCCTCTTTGTGATTTTACGTTATTAGCTAATTTAAACTTAATTTCGTATTGGAATAGTTTATCTTTCTTATATGACTTCTCAGTCCAACTGGCACTTGTAACATTACAACCAAAGAAGTAGGCTTCATAGGCTAGTGGTCCGTTTTGTCCCAGACGTACTCTAACATCTGGTGAGTTAAATAGGCCTTCTAAGTAATCTGCATCTGAATCTGACATATAACCTGTCTCTGCTGTAAAAGTCTCTTGGATCTCTTGTGAGTATGTTGTATAACCGCGTGCGCCTGTACTTGTACTATACAGTTGAGCATTGTAGTCTGCAGTGTTAGCTAGGAAATTATTGGCACGTCTCTTAGTTGATCTCACATTCTTTTTAGTAAATGTATAGTAGTCTCTAAAGCCAAATGAGTTTAACCATGAGAATTGTATACGATCATAGTCTAAACACCCTGAGTTATTAAAGGCTACACCACGGTCATAGATTCTGTACATCTGTACCCAATGTAGTGATTCATCAGCATAACCAGTAAATGTAGCTAAACAAGTACCTGGTGTGTAGGCTACTGTTTGTACATAGTAATATGAGACTGCTGGATCTAGAGTAAAAGTATATGTTGATACGCCATCAGTGTATGTAAAGTTACTTAAGTTCTGAGGACCGAAACCTCCTGTAATTACTGCTGAATTATTATTAGGTATGTTACCACCTCCATAGGCCGTATTAGGTCCACCTCCATTAGCTACTATATTAGGTATAATAACATCATCTACAAGTGATCCATCTGATTCATAAGTGGTGATTCTAAAACCTTCGATACCCTGTGCTTGTGATGCAGCTGTCGGTAGTCCTACGTATAGTGGATTAAAGTAACTAACAGTATGTAAGTCATCTTGGAATACATCGTGTATTTGTACTCTGGTATTAATACCAATTGAACTAGGAGCTGCTACACCCATTGTGGTTAGTTCACTACCTAAAATATATTCTGTGTAATCAGTTAAGGGTTGACCATTGCTATATACATTAGTACATGGAGGGTTAGAGTCATCTCCTTGTATTGCACCTTGATAAGGGCCTTCTGCCCAATTTAAATCATACCATGGTTTTTTACCACCTATTACGTTATATGGACCCATACTAGCGGTGACTAGATCTACAGTACCATTAGTTTCATCACCTATTCTTAAGACGTATCTCTCTACTTCTTGTGTACTATCTTGTAAGTTAGCAGGTGAAATACTACCTAAGCCTAATTGTTCTGTATTAATAGGTGACACGTGTACATAAGTCTGTAAGATATTTTGTATATCAAAGATAGCCTTACCCTGTGCGTTAGCTGTCTGTCTAATATCAGCTAGGATGTCACCACCTACTGTTCTAACTTGTAGTACATACTTAGTAGCACCAGTAGTTAAATTACTTAGAGTAACAGGGTTAGGACCGTACGCTAGATTGTAGTCGCCTGGGGATTGTGATATTGTTACTGTTGAAGCCATAGTTAAAATTCTGTTGTTAGTTGTTGTGCCACGCCATCTGCTATCGCTCCGGCTATTATATCTACATCGAAGAAACGTTGTGGCTTTAGTCCCATCTTATATATTTCCTTTCTTGCACCGAAGCTTAGATCTCCTCCGATCATATCATAGTTACCTGAGAATCCGAACCTTCTACCAGCTGCAGGTTGTATTACACCGTATGTAGGTACCTCACGCGCTGGGGCGTTCTGTATGCCATCTACTCCGTAATTCTGAAAGATACCATAGTACATCATCTCAATGCTAAGAGAGTCTTGCTCTATAACTGCCTTGATAGATTGTCTAAGTGCTCCAGAGTCTACTGGTGCATCGGCCTTAATCTGGTCTACTAGCCTACCACCTATTTGTGTAAGTATCGGACTAAGGTTCTGCATTGTTTCCCCAAAGTCACCGAGTGCTGATTCGAATTCGTCTACTGTCATGTTGATCTAGTTATTGTTAGGAATTGAAGATAGGGTACGAAAGGTGGTGTGTTCATGTTTATGCCACTAGGTGTAGCACCTCTTAGTACTACCGGTTCACTTTGAATTGGTGCATTAGTATTATTTGTAAACGTACTCTTACCTTTAAGCGTTGCAACTCCTGGTGCTGTTGGTAGCGGGTATGCTGTAGTGTCTAGAGTATAGACTCCAAGCGAGCTTGGGTTTTGTGATAATTCTGGTAAGAATGTAGTACCACTAAATGCATCTGCTGACCAGTCGACTGTTACTAGTATTTCATAGCTAACTGTTTCACCTGGTTGTGCAATTAGACTACGTCTTAGTAGTGGTAGTCCTGGCGGATCATATAGAGTAATATTAGCACCTTCGTATTCGGCAACATCATCTAAGTTCCAAATAGTATTTGTAGTCCATACGGTATCAC